TATTCCAACGGGTAAGTTATACAATCAAACAACGGTCGATGGCATCATTAAGTCTTATAAGGTATATGATCAAGGCACTTACTTTAATGTGCAGCCTTCCGATATGATATATAAGAATGAGGGAGTTGGCGGTAACCTTATAACATCACAAAGTAAGATTGATTCTTTGCAGTTGCCTTTATCGAATATCATTGGTGCGCTTAAAAGTGAAAATGTGTTAATAGTTGAACGTGGTGCAGAAGGTATATTAAGCAATGAAAGCCAAGCCGATGGAGGCGCCATACCTTTAGGCAAAGAGGAACGCGATAGAATAGAACGTGAAATGAGTAAAAGCTACGGCATATTTGACGGGCAGAAGCGTAAAATCATCACCAATAGTTCTTTGAAGTGGCAGCCGATGACTTTTCCGATTAAAGACCTGATGCTATTGGAGTGCATAGAGAGCGATTTTCAAACAATATGCGCTGCTTACGGTGCTGACCGCGATATATTCCCAAGCACAAAGGGCGCAACATTCGAGAATAAAAACAACGGTGTTAAATCAACTTATCAGAATACAATACAACCGCAAGCCGATGACTTTATGAGCATCTTAAACGCTGCATTCGGTTTAGAGAAACAAGGGTTGTACTTAGTTGCTGACTATTCATATTTGCCAGTGTTGCAAGAGGACAAACAAAAAGAAGAACAATCCGAAAAAACAGAAGCAGAAAAAAACAGCATCAATGTAAATACGATAATCACTTTGAATAGAGCGGTGTTAAATGGAGAGATAAGTCGTGATGTTGCGGTGAACATATTAAGCGATGTAATGAAGCGAGGTGTAGAGGAAGCAAACCATCATATCAATTAAAGAAAAAAAATTGCGAATAGTTTTTGTATTTATTTTTGAAAAGAAATGGAAGAAGCGAAAAAAAATATACTAAGTGAAGTCGATAAGAAGTCGGCTCATTACTCAGTTAAAAGTGCTGATGCTAATATTTTAGATGTTAGCACATCGTCCCGTATCGTTACGGGCTTTTTCAATTCTTACAACTTCTTTGATTCAGATAAGGATGTGTTAATAATGGGTTCGGCTAAGAAGTCAATCGAAGAGCGCGGTGTGAATAGCACAGCAGTAGCAAAGATTAAACACGCATTGAACCACGACCTGACGACCTTAGTAGGTAAGTTGCAAGTGCTGGAAGAAACAACTAAGAATGGAATTACTGGTATTTATTTTGAATCTAAGATTGCCAATACAACACTTGGGAATGATACTCTTATCAATTATAAAGAGGGCATATACGACAATCATTCAATCGGCTTTAAGTACAATCAACTCTCTTTAATAGAGGCAGAGAAAAGCCCCGTTGCGTGGAATGAAGTATTGAGCAAGCTGGTAAACCCACAAGAAGCGGAGAAGTTCGGGTACTTATACTTAGTAAAAGAAATAAACCTTTTCGAAGGTTCAACTGTTGCCTTCGGTGCAAACTCTTTAACTCCATTCTTAGGCGTTAAGAGCGGCAACAAAGAATCAATAACATTAGCATTAGACAGCAAATTAAATCAGTTGATGCACACCGTTAAAAACGGCTCTCAATCTGATGATATGATGCACACACTTGAACTGCAAATAAAGCAGATTAAACAAGTGTTAAAAGAGATTGAAGTAGCTGAAACCTTTGATAAGCCCACACTTGCAAAAGTGCCGAGCGAAGCAAAATCAAGCGAACCGATAAAGCCAAAATTCGACGTAAATCAAATCATTAAAAATCTAAATTTCTAAAAAATGGAAGCACAAGACCAAAAAGCGTTAGTTGACGCAATCAACATTGAAGTTGGTAAAAAACTTGATGCGGTGAAAGCCGAATCATTAAACGAAGTAGCAAGTTTAAAAGCCGAATTAGAGGCAGTTAAAGCAGCTAAAGAAGAATTAAAAAGCGAAGTGAACGGTGAGATTGTTAAATTGAAAGCAGCTAATGAGGCAGCCGTAGAGAAAACAGAATCTTACAAATCACTTGCTGACTTATTCGTTGACGGTTACAGAGCAATCGTTAAAGAAAACGGTGCTAACATGAAAAAGAAAGGGTTTAGCGCTCAGATGAATGTTAAAGCTGCTGGTACTATGACCACTGCTAACATCGATGCTGTTGGTACTAACTCAATTCCTTATCAATTAGCTTCTTTTTCAACTGGCTTGGTAACAACTAAGAGAAGAAGACCTTTCATCATTGACCTTACTAACTTCGGTCGTACTGACAAGATGTATGTTCAATGGGCTGAGATGGCTAACAATGATCCTGGTACTGCTGGCATGACTGCGGAAGGTGCTGCTAAGACTCAAGAAGATTTCGACGTAAACGAAAAATCTGCGAAAGTAGAAAAAGTAACGGCTTACACTAAAGTATCAATGGAGATGTTAGACGATGTTGCTTTCATGGAAGCAGAAATCAGAAACAACTTAATTGAACTTATTGCATTGAAAGCTGATAGCGGTGTATTAAGTGGTAACGGTACTACTCCGAACTTGAATGGTATCATTACTCAATCAACTACTTATGCTGCTGGTTCTTTTGCCGGTACGTTTGGTACTGCTGCTAACAACTTCGATGTATTGCGTACTGCAATCAACCAAGTTGAGGCTGCTAACTACTTACCTTCTGCAATCGTGTTACACCCAACAGATGCTACATTCATGGAGTTGACTAAAGCAACTGATAACGGTTATGTTGCACCTTCATTATTCGTAGTTAACAACGGTGTTACTACTTTCGCTGGTATTCCAGTTATTAAAAACACTGGTATAACTGCTGGTACTTTCTTACTTGGTGATTTCTCTCAAGTGAATGTTAGAATGAGACAAGATGCTACTATCTCAATGGGTCATGAGAATGATGATTTCACTAAAAACTTAATCACTATCCTTGCGGAAATGAGATTGGTTTGCTACGTGCCGTCTAACAGAGTTCTATCTTTGGTTACTGGTTCATTCGCAACTGCGAAAACAGCGTTAAACGCATAGTTAATAGGGTGAGGAATTAAAACACCTCACCCTTTAATTTTAAAACTATAAAAAATGGCTAAGAAAGTAAAAGAAGTAGAGGTTATCGAAGTTGCAGAAGTTGCTGCTATTGTTGGCGACGTGTCAATTAAAATAATCAAAGATACTCAACACCTTAAAAAAGGTGAGGTGTATAAAGAAAGCGGCGATATTGCTTCGTTATTAGTAGCGAAAGGTATTGCCGAAATAATCTAAAAAAACACTTTTGTTTGTTTGTTTTGTTTGGAGGTGGGCGGTAAAAAACCCACCTTTTTTTTAAAGATAAATTTATAATTATGGCATCAATATTAGTTAAAACAACAGACTTCACTGGGCTTTATTACATCGCTCAAACAACATACACTACACCAATATTGCAAGCCTATATTGATGAGTTTGAAAAGACCTACATTCGTAAATTGTTAGGCTTAGAGTTAGGCGACTTGTTCATTGCATCGGTAACAAACTACGCGCCAGTTGGTGCGAGATACCTTAATGTGTTTAACCCTTTGGCAATTCAAGTAAGTGGCTTAAATAACGGTGTTAGTCTATTGCAAGAGTATTATACAGAGGGCAGAATATTCGAGAGTAGAGGGATGAAAGAAATATTGAAAGGCATTATTTATTGCTTATACGTACAAGGTACTCAGGCGCATCATTCACAGAGCGGTGTTGCTAAGTCTTTAGCCGATGTAGGTATAGTAATGACGGGAGAGAATGCAGCGCGTATGGGCGAGATTAGACACAATGGAATCATATCCGATTGGGAGGCGGTTCAATACTATATTCACGTGAACGCGGCAACATATCCTGAGTACGATGGCTTGCAATTACAACCTAAATACAGCGCGATATTATGATGTATAAAACAGATATAATAGATTACTTGAATAGCGTACTAACTGCGGTGAATAAGACCGTAACAATTACGGCAACAAGTAACCCAAGCGCGGGCGTTTATACCATTACCGTTGATGATGTTAAATGGATTCAACCAAGCATAGTGCTATCGATAGGGAATAATGATTACACCGTAAGTTCGATTTCGGGCTGTGTGATTACTCTAAGTGGTAGTGCTGCAATAGTTGTTAATTCATTCACGTTGCCAACGGTTTACTTTTTTCATGGAACGGTTAAAGAAACCAACATTACTTTAACTAAAAGGCAGTTCGATACACAGAAAACACCGCTGGTTTATTTGCTTGAAATATTTAGCGAAAGGTTCAATGAAGATGTTGATGAGTTTGAACGCGTTAGTGATTTGCGTTTGTTTTTTTTAACTCACGCTAACTTTGAAGCGTGGGAAGTTGATGACTTTTACACGAATAGCATCAAGCCTATGCAACGATTGGTTCAACATTATATTGATACGTTGAATAAGCAAGTTAGAGTTCAGCAGATAAGAGATTACGAATTAACTAACCTTTCGCGTTTTGGTGTTTACGTCAACAACAAAGGCTTTGAATCAACATTGTTTGAGGATAAGTTGAGTGGTGTTGAGTTGAGAATATCGCTTGAATTAAGAAAGCCGACCGATTGCGGTGGGTATTGCTAACAAAAAAAATTGGCAATTATAAATTGAATTAAATTTGATGAATAAATAATAACTTTTAAAATTTAAAATTATGGCAAATTGCTGCAGTCTTACAGTCGCTAACACAGGGTTTGGCTGTACCCCTATCATGGAAGTGGTAGAGAAATTCATCGAAGTATCGTACTTTAAAAACGATGGTACTATCAATGAAATTGATTTGACAGATACATTTAACTTAGCTTATTTTACCGCATTGGTAAATAACGCTGATGAAACTTTACGCTGGTATCCATTGCCGTTCGTTAAGAACATGGTAGATGAGCGCGCAGATTCTGACTTTGAAACTTTTGATGACAAAACTAAAATTGAAAGACAAGTTGGTATTCGTTCAGTTAAAACAATGATTACTACTTTAGGAAATAACGCTGGTGCTGTTTCTCCTCAAATGGTTGGTAAGATAAACGATAAGAAATGTAAAGTTTCGGGCTTGTTTGGTATTACTAAATCAAAACAATTAGTAGGTGAAATGATTAATGATGGTTACTTGGCGCCAATTAGAATCGACAACGGATCTATTTCTGCTAAATTAATCAAGACTGGCTCAGGTGCTACGACTCAAAAAATTGACTTAGCTTTCGATTGGCATTTAGATGTACAAGATGAGAGATTGAGAACATTGGAAGCAGACGAAATGAGCACAGATATTAGCTTGTTAAACGGCTTATTAGATGTTACTTCAACATACAGCGCAATCGGTCAAACATCATTCAAAGCGACTTTGAAAACACAATACGGTTCATTCTTGAACCCTGTATTAGTTGAAGGCTTGGTTGCTGGTGATATGGCTCTTTACAATGTAACTGATAGTGCTTCGGTAACTATTACATCTATTGCTGAAAGTCCTGATGGAACGTATCAAATCAACTTTGCTTCGCAAACGGTTGCTGATGTGCTTCGTTTAACCATCACTAAAGACGGTTACAACTTTGCAGCAGTAACAGCGAATACTATTACAATATAATACACTAAGGGGAGGGCTTCGGCTCTCCCTTTTTAAAACTAAAAAAATGGCAGCAGAAAATGAATTTTTAAAAGTTGGTGGTGTAACCTTCGCGCTTTACGGTGTTGCTGGTTTAACTAAAGATGAATTTGTATCGATATACAAAGGCACTCCACAACTTACTGATGGCTTAGATAAGATTTGGGCGACCTTAAAAGCGGAGTGCAAAGCGAAAGGTATAGTGTGGGCAGAGGATGCGTTAAAAGAAGCGCCAGCAAACACAGACCTACAAGTAAAGCCTAAGAAGAAAAAGAAAAGCGATAAGTAAACAATGAAGGCCTTAGCGGATTTATTGAAAAAGATTAGTCGCATTGAAACTAAGGCGGACAGATTGTTTGTTAAAATATTGAAAGATAGCAACGTACAAGCGCAGATAATTGATTTCAATTTAGAGCAAATGTACGAGGGCGGTATAGATAGTGAAGGTCGTTCTTTGGGTGAATATGCCACGATAACGGTGCAATACTACAAGCCTTTAGCGCGAAGTTTGGGCAACGATGGCAGGACAGACCACATCACGTTAAAAGACACTGGAGAGTTTTATAAATCATTTAGGATAAAAGTAGAAAATGACGGGTTCAAAATCACAGCCGACACAATCAAAGAAGATACGGATTTGGCGCAAATTTACCCCGATGTTCTTGGGCTTACTAAAGAGAGCAAGCAAATGGTTAGTGAACTTATTACACCGTATTTTATTGAAAGCATACGCAAAGAACTATTGGTGTAGTATTGAGGAGATGCCTATTTATAACTGGTTAAAGTGGCACGAAGATAAGGACGATAAGTGGCTAAGTAAAAAAGGCAAAGCTGGGTTACTTACTTCGTACTTCGGTAACCAGGTAATGACTCAATTTATAGATCGTTTTGGCTTTAGTGAAACATTCATAAAGGCTTTAGAAAAGGAAAAAGAATTGGTATTGTTACAGGCACGAATGGCAATAACAGAGGATAGAAGTTTGAGCGCGTTCATTAAGATTTGTCAAATAGAGATTGAAGCATTGAGAGCAGAAACGCAAGACAGAAGCGACTTTTACGAGATTAAGGGAGTATTAGAACACGAAATGGGGTTTCAAATTGATATAAAGAAAGTAAGTGTAGCAGAATATTACACCTACTTCAAAGCATTAAAAAAAATAAGACCTAAGCAAAATGGATAGAACACTAAACGAATACGAAACACTAACAAAAAGATTTATTTTACTGCGAAAACAGCATAGGTCAGGAACAAAAAATAACGCAATAGAAATAAAAAAAATAGACAAGATTCTTAAAAAAATAGAAAACAGCGTACAACAAAAATACACTAATTAAAAATGGCAGAAAGCGGTAAAATAACGAGAGAGGATATAATCGCAAAGGACGCGTTCACATCTGCCGTTGAGGAAGCAAAAGAATTATTAAAGGTTGTTACCGACATTCAAAACGCGTTAAAGACAAAGGCTAAGCAATCAACAGACGGCTTCGCAATCGCATCACCTCAAACACTTGATGACGTTGCTAAACTAACCAAACAGATTGAAGACTTAAAGAAGCAAATAATAGCATTAGAGGCGGTAACGGAAAAACAAAAGAAAGCGCAAGCAGGATTAACAGCAGCACAAGCCGAAGAAACGTTAGCAAGACAAAAACAGCGTAGAGAAATAATTGAACAAGTAAAGATTCAAAGCGATGTTACAACTTCTTACGAAAAACAAGTTGCAGCATTAGCGAAAATTAAAAGACAACTAAAAGAACTTTCAGTAGAAGGAAAGCAAGCACCTGAACAATTATTAAAAGACTTTCAAAAGTTAGATGGCAGCGTAAGAAAAGCAGAGGAAAGTGTAAAGGAGTTTCATAGAAGCATAGGTAACTATTCGAGTGCAACGGCAGAACTTAAAGACTTAACTAAGCAGTTAATAGATTTAGAACGTGCTGGGCAAAGAGATACGGCAGCGTTTAGAGATATGCGACAACGTGCTGCGGAACTAAAGGACACGATAGCCGACACGAAAGCAGAGATTACAACAATGGCAAGCGACACGCAAACCATTGATGGATTAGTTGGTAGTGTTAGTTTATTAGCAAACGCGTATCAAGTAGCAGAGGGCGCAGCTTCTTTAATGGGAGTTAACAGCGAAGATTGGAAGGAAACAATGGTAAAGTTGCAATCTATAATGGCTGTAACGAATGGAATTCAAGAGATACAAAATGCCCTTCAAAAAGAAAGTGCTGCAATGATGTTCTTAAATAATATAAGAACAAAAGCAATGGCTGCAGCACAGGGAATATATGCTTTTGCTACTGGAGGTGCAACGGTAGCAACAAACGCGCTAAGAATATCTTTAATATCATTAACTGGAATAGGTATAATAGCATTGATTGCTGGAATAGCTGCAAGCATGAGCGATGTTAGTTCCGAAACGGACACCGCAACTAAATCAAATGATGATTACAATGATTCATTAGCAAATACAATCGAATTGCAGAAATTAAGAAATAAATTAGAGGCAAATTATGTAGGAGGTTTAGAGTATAATATAAGGCTTGCTAAACATGAAATTGATGCGTTAAAAGCAAAAGGCGCAACGGCTAAAGAAATATTTGAAAAAGAACAAGATATAAGAATAAAAGAGCAGAACGAAATTCAAAGCAGAATGGATTTACTTGAGCAAGGTAAAGATACCGAAATAAATGCTATTGAAGATGCGGCTATTGCTGCTATATCTTGGGAGAAAAAAAGGCAAGAAATACTGCAAGAAATGACCGAGAAAGCGCAAGAAATTGATAACGCTAAAACAATCTTTGAAGCACAGGAAAGAGAAAAAAGATTTGCCAACGAATTAGAAGATAGAAAAAGAAGGGCAGAGTTAATAGATAGTGAAAGAAAAAGAGAGTTAGCAAAAGAAAAAATAAGATATGATGATGAATTGAAGAAAGGAATTAAAAACGGGGAAAATATTGAATTGATTAATAAGATTCATACTAAGAATAAATTAGATATTAATACTAAGTATAATGAAAAAGAAGCATCTGAATTTGACAGAATAGAATCCGAAAGAAAAGCAAAAGAAAGAAAAGCACAGCAAGAGGAATTGGATTTAGAGCAAGAGAAGTTAAGCGGCAAAATAGCCATTAAAGACGAGGAAGAAGCAATACTATTAGAAGCTACGGAAAAAAACTATGCAGCTATTAAAACAACAATAGAGGAGGAATATAATTTGAAAGCCGAAAAATTAGAAAAGCAAAAAGTTTTTGAATTAAGCAACAAAGATTTGACGGAGAATGAAAAGTTATTAATCGAAGAAAAATATAAAAATGATAGCCTTGCTTTAGCGCGTGAAAAAGCAGCGGAGTTAAAAGGTATCAATCAAAAAGAATTAGACGATAAGAAGAATAATGAAGCAGCGAAATTAGCAGCAGAGAGAAGGGTACAGCAACAAGTTTTACAAGGCATTGAGCAAGGGACTAAAAGACGAAGCGAGATAATTCAAAATGGTTTAAATGCTGAGATTAAAAAGCAAGATGAAGCGGTGCAAAGACAACAAGAGTTAGCGGCTCAAGGCTTAGATAATACTTTAGCATATCAAGAGAAAAAACGTGAGGAGTTGCAAGCGAAATTAGAGCGTGAAAAGGAAGCAGAGAGAAGACGCGAGGAGGCGTTACAATTAGCTGGCGCGTTCTTAAGTGCTTATCAAACAAGACTTGACAATAAAACAAACAAACAAACAACAGCGCAAGCAATGGCTGGTGCGCTTGCTGATACCTTAATAGCAAAGGCAATTAGTTCAACTATCGCGGGCGCGTTTGCTGGCGGTGTTGAGGACTTTCAAGGCAAAGGAACGGGAACAAGTGATAGTAATTTAATCGCGTTTTCTCATGGTGAATCGGTAGTAACAGCAAAGGCAACACAACAATACAGCGGACTTGTTACAGCGATGAATAAAGGCTTAGTTGATGATTACGTGAAGCAAATGATATTGCCTGACATGGACGCGCCAATGAAGTCGAATGGCAATAGCTTTCAAAGTGCTGCTATCATTTACACGCTTAACACTAAACTTGAAAGCCTCGAAAAAGCA